CACGACCAACGGCTTCACCCTGAACAACCCCACCCTGGCACAGATGAAGGCCATCCTGGCGGTCAAAAACAACACGCCAATGCTCCAGGGATTCGGCATCACTACCCTCAAGAGCCTGGAAAGGCTCGGCCTCATAGCTCATATGGAGAGCGGCAGCGGCTGGATCCTCACCGAAGACGGCCAGACCCACGCCACCCTGATCGAGAAGTGGGGCTAGGACGCCTCGGAAAGCCCCAGGTACCCCGGAAGGGGCTTTTGGGGTAGGATCATCGGCGCGAGTGGCCAGTCAACCCAGGGCCCTGGGAAACGCGGTCTCCTTCATCAAGGCTTGGGCATCAGTGCCTGCTGTCGTGGGTCTAGGGTCTCCCAGTATTCCCGATAGCGGTCATCGGAGGCCCTGACGCACACCAGGAGCCGCGCCGCCTCCCGCTCGGCAGCTTCGGGTGGGACGGATAGGGCGGCCTCCTTGCGGGGCTCGCGTCGAGGCTTGTTCTTTGACTTCGCCATGGACCCGCTAGGCCCCCTGGTAGGCAGCGAAGTTGATGGCGGCGGTGTTACCAAGGGCGTTGGTCGCGTCCTGGTTCTGGAACTGCACCGTTACGAACCGGCCCATGGGGCGCACGAAGAAGCTCTGGGCACCGGTCGCGGGGGCGATGTTGGTGAACTTGGCCTGGGAGAGCCCGGAGGTCCCCATCTGGCCCAGGATGCGAGCGGCAACCAGATCCTGGGCAAGATCCCCCCCGTAGACGGTCACGGTATTCAGGGCCGTTTCCGGAGCCGTGGGATCGACGGTGATCTGGACCAGAGTATAGGCGTCCCAGGTTTCGCCCAGGTCGAAGCTCACCAAGGCGGTCCCGGATGCGGCAAGGCTGGCGATGGATCCGATGACCCGGCCATTGGGGTTTCCCTGGAGTCCTACTCGGCAGTTGACGGGCATGGCTATGCTCCCTTCGGGGCTGTGACTTTGTTGGCGTATGTGGAGAGGTGTTTGGCGAACTTGGCGGGGCGCAGGGATAGGTGGCAGGCACAGTTTGGATGAGCTGGGCAGCATGGCCAATACATCTCGGTCTTGGTCCGGAAGTGCCCTTCCTTCTGGCTCCACTTATGGGCCGAACGGCCCCAATTGGACTTCCCAGCCCAGACCTGGCTGTCGCCGTCCTTTTGCGGCGCATCGGCGGCCACCACCTTGAACTGCTTCTTGGCTTGCGCCAGGCAGTACGGACAGGCCGTGGGCGCAGCGATCCAGATGGCGATCCAGCCGTCGTCCGGATTCACACTGGCCAGCGCCCCGTTCTGGACGGCAAAGGCGGACTCGGTCAGGGCGATCCGGCGCCAGTCACGATTGAGCTGGCCGAACTGGGTCAGGAGGCGCCGCTCCAGAATGCCAGGAGCCTCATCGGCCTGCTTCGAGGCGACCAATTCCTGGACCAGGGTGTGGCGCATGGACGCGGATAGGTTGTTGGCATACTCCAAGCCCCTGGCCTTGGTCCACTCCATGGACGCTGCCTGGGAGGTGTCGACGATGTCCATGGCCTGCATCCAGTTCGGGAGAGCCATGGGCTCGGACATGGCCTGCCCGACCTTGAACATAAGGTGGGTCCGAAGGGCCAGAGCCTGGGCGGCGGCCTCAGCGGAGCCCGGAGGCGTGAGCGCGGCGGTGAGCTTGTCGATTACCTTGCTCCAGCCGTCCATTAGGTCCACGGGGGACTTGCGGGTGTTGAACAGGTCCATCACCTGACCCCAGCCGGAGATACGGGCATTGACCGGCATGAACCCAGCCTTAAGGATGGTGCGGGGCTCGATCTTCTTGCCTAGGACGGCGGAGAGCATTCCGGTCATGGCCCGCTGGCCCCAGCCATAGAACTCATCCTCAATCCGGGTGACAGCAGGGTCAGGGTTCGGGCCCCAGAAGGGTCGCTCGGCCTCGGTCTGTCTGGCGAAGGGAGGTGCCGGCTCACGGCGGCGGCTCAGGGCTTTCAGGATGGTCCGACCAATGCGGATATCGGGCCCTTCAGGGGCGGTGCCGAAACGAGGGTCTAGAGGATGAAAGGGGATCATTCATCCTCCGATCCACCATTCAGGGCATGGAGGCGGTCGGACACCTCTCCACCGAACCCCTTGGGCGGGGCGCCAGCGCCTTCTGGAGCCTCGGGGCCGTCTTCTCCGCCATCACCACCTGGCTGGAAACCTTCCGGTCCACCTGGCCCCATTCCTTCCTCTTGCTGCGGGTTCATGGCACCCTGCTGGGCAGCCTGGAGGCTGGGGTTGAGTAGGGTGGCGCCCAGCTTGGAGTCGGCGAGGCCAGGTAGGCCCACCCAGCATTGGCGAGCTTCGTCCAGGGTGAGGGTGGCGCTGTATCGCTGAAACTCCGCCTGGAGGATCCCGGAGTCGGCAGGAAGGGCGCCGATGCTGGCGATGGGGTGTTTCTTCATGCCCATGCCCAGCCGTGCCTCGTCGATGGTGGACAGACGGGCTCGCTCCTGCGCCTTCCACTTCTCGTCGCCTGGGTTCAGGCCAGTAAACTTGTGTCTGACCCAGGGCGCGAAGCGGGCCAGGACGTCATTGGAGAGCATTCCGCTGATGTCCTGAAGGAAGGGACAGAAACCCTTGTCTTTGGCCGCCGCCAGGCGCTCGGCGGTGTCGTCGCCACTGAGCGAGGACTTCCCGGCAGTAAAGCTCTCCATGCCGATCTCCGCCGGGTCGATGCCGTAAATAGAGCAGCAGATCGCCGTCTGGAGCTGGATCCACTTAGCGAAGGCCATCTCGGAGAAGGGCTGGCCAGTCTGGACAAACTGGGCGGTGGCCTGTTGTCCCCTGGAATTGAGCATGGGCAAGGCGAAGGAGTTGCCCACTCCACGGATCTTGGCCTGCCAGGCGGTTTGGAAGGCTTGCATGGTGGTCGAGTCGTAGTTTCCCCCCAACACCAGAATGCCGCGGGGGATAGCGTTGTTGTCGATCCCCTCGCGGGTGTAGGCACATGCCTGGAGGAAGTTCCCGATGGTCTCGATGGAGCTTTCCAGCTCGGAGGTGCCATAGCCGCACCATTCCAGATCGGTGCTAGGGTTGCGCTGGAACAAGAACGCCTCGTCATAGTCGAATGTGACCAATTGGCCCGATTGGACTTCCTGGATAAGGTAGGCGTTCCCTCCCACGCTGTCGGGTCCTTGCTCGGAGCGGTTGCCCAGGTAGAAGGTCGAGCTGTCCCGAACCCAGAAGGCATCCAGGCCGTTGGCCCCGCGCAGGGGGACGGTCTCGAAGGCGACGTGGTCGTAGGAGAAGGAATCGTCGGAGAGCTTTCGGAGAGCCGTGGGGAGGCCCTCCCTTCCCAACCGTCTCCGCTCCAGGGCATCGAACTCGCGCCCGCCGCAGACCAGGAAATTGGTCAGCCAGGAAAGGTAGGCGTGGTGGTCTTCGGACAGGTCGGCGTTGGGGTCGGCTGCCACCAGCTTCCAACCAGGGATATCGTCCTTGGGGGACGGCTCGGCGAAGGCCAGGAGCTGGCGCTTCCGGGTCCGGTGGATGGCCTGGGTCACCTCAATGCGCCTGGCGAGAGCCTTGAGGGCCACGAAGGGGAGCCCCTGTTTGGGAATATAGAGGCCACCTGAACCTCCACCGAGCCCTTGCAGGAGAGGTGTGGTCCGGGCCTTGGGGTCATCGGCGCCAGGATTGGTCATCTGGAGGGCCTTGGCCACCATGCGGCTGGCAACCCGCTCCGCATGCTGAAGCTGGACCCATTGGCCCATCATGGCCAAGAGATCAGGCGAAGCCGCCTCGCCGCCATAGGTCTTCATGACCTCTTTGTTGGCGTCGGCCACCTCATCGTCCGGGGCCATGGGGTGATAGGCCACCTCAGCGGCCGGCCCCAGGTTGGCAAATGGGGACCCACCGTTCACAGGAGAGAAGAAGAAGCCGCCGGAGTTGCTCACCAAGCCACCTCACCACTGATAGGCGGGATGTCGGACCCGACCCCGGCTATTTCGCGGGGGTAATACCACGTGCAGGACGGGTCCGTGGCATGACAGGTGAAGCGGTTGGTGGCGCACATACCAGCCGCGGGGCAGCCCTCGGGGTAG